GTGGCTGTCTACAGGGATGTAGCTGCAGTTGTACCCACATATGTTATCCCGTGATAGGGCCGGTCCAGCGGTCATCATAGCCCGCATAGATGGCATAATCTCTAGATTTAGGATAGCTTCGCGCAAGTCCTCAACATCACTCTCTGGCAAATCATATTCAAACTTATCTTTTACATGAGCCATCATGTAATTTATGTATCTGTCCACAGTCTCATCGTAGTTTTCACGACGGCCTTCATCCTCTATCCAACGAGCATAGCGAGACTTGTGTATAAATTCTTGGTATGGTGTGGGTAGTAAATTATTCATTGCCTGTTCCTTCTTTGTTTTTTATGAGCTTGTCTAGGTAGAACTGCGCTTTCTTGAGGTCTTCGATTCCGTTTTTGTAACGGTATCTCCAGAGGTATTTGATGATGTTTCCTTGCAGGTAGTATTCGTAGCCATCACCTGTCGCCGCCGCGATTGCATCAAGGCATTCGATACCTGCTTGATTGTAGTGTGGCGGGTTATTGACGTTATCATGGCTCACCCCGTTCATTTTTTGTTTCATATACTCTTCATGTCTCATTGACGTTTTCCAAAGTCTATCTTAATTATATTGGTTCCATCTTCTTGTGTGATGGTAGGACCGTCACCCTCTTTGTCACTCAACAGGTCAGCCTTTACGCTGTTGAATGCCAGCCGTGCCATGCCCGCTTCCATTATTCTTTCAAAGTCGGACTCAAGCAACTCCATGATGCCGTTAATTACGATTGTACCCGCTTCGTAAAACTCTTCGTCTTCTTCTGCAGTGGTATCGTACGCTGAAATGGAGAAGCTTTCCTCGTCCACCTTACGCAAAATAACGTACCACCTGTCAGGCATCAAGCTTGCCCGTTCAAAGTCACCCTCATCAATCGTCATTTTTTAGCCACTCCTCTGGTATACTACCCTCTGCCCACTGGAACCCATAACGGTTAGCCCACCCAGCATAGGTCGTCTTGCTGCCTTTGTAAATTTTATTATTGGCCCGCACAAACACAAACCGTATATCCAAGTCGGGGTGTTGTTGCTTGATAAGTTGCATCTTAACACGGTCACCTTTATCCAGATGACCCTTGGCTTCTATGTATATATTTGTTTCAGGTAGATAGAAGTCGGGAGTGTAGGTTCGCGGCTTGGGCACGAATGTCAACTTGGTCGTTTCGTACTCAAAATTTATCTTACGGTCTGCTAAAAATTTTGCAAGATTTATTTCGAACTGAGACCTGTATCGGGTGCCCCTCATAATTCTGCTAACGGAAACCCGTTCTTCACCAGACTCAGCCTTTTTAATAGATACTGTTCTACTTTTGGGGTATGCTTTTCTAGGTAATTTATTTCTTCGCTTACTAAGAGCGTCGGAAGACATACGGTAACACCTCTACGTAGGTTGTACATTATAGCCTGAAACTCCTGTTCTATGAGCGGGATATCTCGTGCCTCTGTGTTCGAAAGTAAGTAACCCTCCGGAGAAAAATTGTTCCGCAGGGTTAGGGGCAGGGATGAATCTCTACCTCGTATATCGACAGTAGCAGCACCACCAGACCGCTGTTCGTGTGACTCGACATAAATACAAGCCAACGACGGGTTTAAGTCTAACAACTTACGTGGGTAAGTCTCTGTGTAAAGGACGGGCATTACGCATCCTGTTTCTTGTACTTGGCATACCACGCCATTGGTGGAAACTTGGCACGGGAGGTTGCTTTGGGTGCTTGGACAACGCCTTTCCAACAATGCTCTTTGAACGAACAGAACGTGCATGTCTTAGGTAACAGCTTATTACCTGTGTCAATTTTTTGACCACCGCGCACATACGTTTCAGGCACAGCTTCAAAAGGCACCTTGAACTTGGCATCTGTCACTATTGCCTTAACTCTGCGGTTTGCTTCCTTTAAGTATTCCCTGCGGTCAACCTCTTGGTTATCTGGAGCCTCTACAAAATCCCACTCACCAGAGGACTTGTTGATTGCAATCCAACCACCGAATGGTTTCTTATCTGCTTCTGCATACAGGTGCCCCTGCATGATGTAACCAAAGGGGTCATCCTCCTTGATTGCATCGTAGCCACCCCTGCCAGAAAACTTGTTCTCGTACGACCACGGGCTAGTAGATTTTACATCCCAGACCTTTTCTTCACCGTCAATATCCAGAACAACATCTAGTGTTCCCTTGATATCTTGGTCGGCTATATTCAGGTCACATTGTTTTTGTTCCGACACCACGTTGATGCCCGCACCCTTCATCACAAGGATTGCAACAGCTTCAATCAAATCGCCCATGAGAAACCGCATAATGTCATTGTAAGCAACATCTTGGGTCATTCCCTTCTTTTCTAGTTGTTGTTGGCATAGGGGACGGCCAATACCAGACATGCGGAGTCTATACCCCCCACGACTAGACAACTGCTTGCGAATAGCGTCTTTGCAATCCTCGCCAAACTTTTCTATGAGAGGTTCTAGGCGGGAAGAGTCAATCTCCCCCCGCCCTGCTTTTTGCAAGAAGTCTTGTATTTCTACAAGAGCAATCATAACTAGCTTGCGAAACGGTTAGCTAGGGCTGCATCGTCACCAGAAACCATGCTTTTCTGTGCAGTCTTAAAGTCTGCAAACACGTTTTCATTATGACCCTTGACAGAATCATTGAACTTTTTCAACAACTCCTTGTCTTGGTCACTGATGCTAACTTCCTTAACCAAAGAAAGTTTCGGCGTCCAGTAAAGAACACTACCCTTCTTATGCTTTTCGGTTGTCAGTTCAATCACTGCTTTCTGCATCAAGACTTTTTTGTTACGAGTCAACTCTTGGTCAATAAAGTTCTTGACCGGAATGAAACCCGAACGCTTGAAGTACGCAACGAATGCCATACCCTCGACAGCGGCAGCAGTGCCATCTGCATAAGTTGCATCCGGTGCATCTAACACACCATAGATGACTTGATTACAGTTGACTGACTTACTGAGAAGCACACGAGGGTCATCCGGACTAAGGCTGTTTTCCTCGTCTTTAGTCATGCGCCCGCACTTATTACCGCCCAATGAGTCAGGGAACTCCCCACTCAACTTAGGTTTCTGTATAGACTTACACGAGAACGTACGCTCTTCTTGGTCCCAGTGTGACCACTCAAAGGTTCTCATAAGTGGCCGTATGTGGACCTTTGCAGCATACACAGGTGCTGAACCATTCCATATACGCCAAGTACCTCGCGTCAAGGTGACACCATCATCGTTCTCTGTGTCGTAGTTAATGGTAAGACGGGGCAGACCCATTTTGGGAGTTTCGCCATCGTCTTGACCGCTCATTTTCATCAGGTCACTATCAGAGCCGCTATCTAACGCAGCAATAAAAGAGTCCATATTCAGTTCTTCATTCATCGTTTGAATTTCTGTTCCCATGATATCCTCGTTCTTGGGGTTACAACGTAAGAAAGATTATACAGTCAATACCTCATGTAAGTCAAGCCAGTTTTTTCCCATTTTTAATTCTATTCCCACAGGCATGTCATATTCGAATCCGTAACGGTTTAAAGTCTCTGTAGGTATCGCAAGCATACAGTCAGCTAACAAACTGATGCACACGTCTTTCTCATCAGGATGCACGTCCAACACAATCGAATCGTGAACAGTGTTGCAAATAACAGAAAGAAGATTTTTGGTACGCATCATCTTATCCAGACGTACCAGTGCAGTGGGTAGTAAGTCTGCAGTGGCGAATCCCTGCACAGGGTAATTGCAGATAGCTGTCCTATGGGTTGCTGTCCCCCACTCTGTCCACTTTGCATCAGGAAAAGCGTACTGTCTACCAGATGGCAGGGTGATATATTTATTGACCACCGCATCCTTTTGTAAGCCATCCTGCCACTCTGTTACTTGTGCATACTTTTCCTTGAAGGCACGATAGTAACGCTGCTGGTCATCCGTTCCACTAACTCCCCCGTACAAGGGTTTGAAAGTATGGGCTTTTGCTTCTTGTCGAGTACAACCTATGATATTGGCAGTGTAGCTGTGTACATCAGTGCCAGCCTCAACATCACTACGAACCTCCTCATCACCAGACAAAAAGCCAGCAACCCTAAACTCCAACTGTGAATAGTCCCCCTCAAGAATTTGCCCACCCTCAAACCTGCTTTCCACAGCACGGCGGATAGCAAACGTCGAACCCCGTGGCATGTTCTGGAAGTTGGGGTTACGACTAGACAATCGACCCGTGGCTGTAACACACTGCATAAACTCTGTGTGTATAAAGCCCTTGTCATCCATGTTGTTCTCCATACCCTCCACAAAGGAACGCAAGTAGGTTCGCAACGCACTATACCTCACGTAAGATTCGGCAAACTCACGAGCATCCCCACGCAACGATATCACAATCTCTTCTAGTGTGCCCTTGTCCGTCTTGAATCCTGCCGCCGCAGTATCGTAGGGGTCTCGCGGAGTTATCTTGAACCCCGCAACTTCACCCGTGCTTCTGTAAAAAACGCCAGAGCCTCCACAGGACTTGCAGATACGAACTGCCTTACCAAGTGTACCGTCCTTCTTTAGAGGGGCATAGCGGCCCTTCCCAGCGCAGTTATCGCACTGTTCTCCGCGTGTCTTGTGCAACACCTCTGTCTCCACCAATACACTGCGAATAAAGTCGGCACGTTTCATGCGGGTTCGCCGCTTGGGTTTCTTGGTTGCGCCACGCATCTCGTGACCCAAGTTGAAGATAGCTGCCCAGCGTTTCTTATCCTTGACTGCACAGGAGTAAAACAACTTGGACCGGTCATCGGGACTGTCTAGGTTGATAGGGGTATCCCCCATTGCGTTCGCGGCAAGTTCGTTTAGGCGGCGTTCTAACGTGAACAGTTCCTCCTCGTACTCACTGCGTATGTCCGCTAAAGTATCTCTGTTTATTTTTAGACCGCTCTGCTCCATACGAGCCAGAACGTCCGTCATTTCAAGCGACAGTCTTAGTGTCGGTAGTAAAATCCGCTGCATTGAATAGTTCCTCAAACGTAGTGCCAAAGGCATTGAGTTGTGCAAGTGCTACTTGCTCTGTAGACAGGACATCGGCAGTGCCGTACTCCTTAATTATTTCCCAAGGGATTTCGTAGAAGGTCTTCCCCTCCTTAAAGTACGGCGCAACAAGGTCTTTCTCTTTGGGCACGTCACTATACTTTTCTGCAAGAGAAGCAAGTCCAAGAGGCCAACGCTGCGAACGGGCCAGAATGTATTCAGCAACCATCGTATCATAGATATACCCTTCGTAGGTGAACCCGCACTCACGAATCCACGATAAATCAAACTTGATGTTTTGTCCCACAACTACATCTGCGTAGTCAAGAGATGTTTGAAAGTCTTCTGCCGCACTGTGCGTGGGTGGCTCTGTCTGGTGATAGTAACAATCGTAGAACACCTGCTCCTCATCTAGCCACTTGTAACCAATCGACACTAACGAGTTGCCAAAGTATGGCAGGGGTGTGGTCGAGCCGTTGCGCTTCTCACGGTGAGTTGTTTCGATGTCAAAGGTTAAGACATTCATTCTGACTGCTCCTCAAAACGCTCTTGTGCGAAGTGTGCTGCAAACTTACCCTTGAGGTCTTCTGAAAGTGTAGGCCATCTCTTGCAGACATTGGCATACTCTTCATCGTATAGATTCTCAAGAAGCTCTTCATTCTGGTGATTGCTCATCAGTAGTAAACTCCTCTCTGTACATCTATGTGACTGGTAAACATACCATGCCATCCGTTGAGTTTGTTTTTGGAAATGCAGATATGGCGAACCGTGTTCTCCTCCTCTGATGTTCCTGTCTTGCCAATGCCTATGATAACATCGGCCTCACCAGCCTTACCTGTACGCGAACCATCCAACATAGCATAGTCAATAAATTGACGGTCATGTGCCTCAAAACTTGCCTGTGATACTGACCACAACAACAGCTTGTTACGCTTGGCAACCTCACGAGCAGTGACATATATCTCCTTCAACTTTTCATCACCACGATTAAATTCGCCATCTATGCGAAACTTATCTAACTGGTCACAGAACATAACATCGGGTTCGTTCAACTGTGCATAGTCGTTGAGTTCAGCCATAGATGTACCCACCGAATCCATGACAATCAGGTACGGTTCTATTTCTTCTGTGTATCGGCGGGCTAGGTTCTCCTCGTCATTACGCATGTCGAATCGCGTGATACCGAAGTACGACTGGATAATACGCAGTTTGATTTTTTCTGCAGGTTCCTCGTTAGCCCAGTACACAACCTTTTGTTTTAGCTTGATATATCCAGACGCAAGGAACGCACAGAACGTGGTCTTACCTACCTCTGGACGAGCAAAGATGATACCAAGGTTACCCCTGTCCATACCTGACAGGTGTTCCCCTAGCAGTTGCCACTCAAAAGGGAAGTCGGGTTCTCCAGTCTCCTCTTGGATTAGTTGAGAGAAGCCCTTGTCCATTTCACTGTAGGTTGTCTTGTCTGACATACGCCCGTCCTCGACCATATCAATCAAGGTCTTGAGTTCGCCAAAGTGTTCGGACTCGCCAGTGAATATGGCAATGGCTTTCTCACCAATCTGTCGCGCACGGTCCCGAACCCAGAAGTTCTTCACC